ATATAACAAAAAACTATGCCAACTCCGATCACAATTTTTCTATGATCTTGCCATATGTGTTTAAGTGTTTCCATGTTTCCTCCTAATGTATTTCGCCCCAGTTTTTTCCTGACTCGTAGTCTACCTTATTAGGTATATCAAGTTCAACTGCTGATTCCATTACNTNAACAATGTGTTTTGCTTGTTTATCACTTTCTACAGAAATGTCCAGTTCATCATGGATTTGAATATGGGGAATAATTCCTTCTTTATAGAGTTCTAACATACTATTTTTTAGTCATATCTGCCGCAGATCCTTGTATTAATTTATTTAATGCTTTGTATGTAAAGGCTCTTTTAATACCAGGTCCATGTTCGAGTATAGCTTGTTCATGAGGTAAAGCTTTATGTATTCCAAAATAATTTGGTTCCCATAAATGGAAACGACAAAGACGACCCAGCAACGTACGGATTTGTCCTCGTTGTTGTGCTCTCTGTGAAACAGCATTCATTAATTGTTTCACNAAAGGAACTCTGGAATGATAGGTAGCAAATAAGTCATCAGCTTTTTCTTTACTGACTCCTAACTCTGCTTGAAGTTTAGCTTTACCCATTCCGTAAAATAATCCTAAATTAATTGTCTTGGCTTGTGTTCTAGGAATCTGAGCCATTTGTGCAACAATGTCATGAAAGTCAGCGTTGCCTTCTTTATAAGCGTCCACCACGGTGAAGGCCGAAGGCAACTGCTGAAGAGATGCATANTGTACAACCAGCCTCGGTTCTTGCTGATTATAATCAAAGCATCCCCACACGCACTTCTCTTCGGGAATGAAAAGGGATCTAATCATTGGTCCGAGATCTTTATTACGTGCGGGAATCTGTTGTAAATTAGGATTTGAATATGAAAATCTTCCAGTGACAGTACCACCTTGATCTGATCTTATTTGATTAATATCTGCATGGATTCTGCCTTTGTGTTCATGTTTAATAATGGTATCTATAAAAGTAGTATGTGCCTTGTTTATCTCCCTTGCTTTTGCTATTTTATGAACTAACGGATGTTTATGACTAGCCAAAAAATTTTTAGTAAAGGAAGGTGCTTGTGTTTTCTCAGTTCTTTCGTAAGGTAATTTTAGTTTATCAAAAACTGATGCAATACTTCGTGCAGCCCATATTTGAGCATCTATTTGTGTTTCTTTTTTTATCTCTTGCAGCAATTGTTTTTCTTCTGCAAGTAATTTTTGTTTCAGCTTATGCGCATTTTCCACGTCGACGCGCACGCCTTTAAATTTCATATCTACTAAACAAGGAAAGAGATCAGATTCTAATTCAAAAATAGATTCTAGATCCTGGTTGCTTAATTCTTGTCTCAATTTTTTCCATAACTCGTACGTGACTTCAGCATCTCGTTCTGCATAACTGCCTACATACATCGCTGGCAACTTCCACATGTCTGCTTTAGGATCAATCCCCCATTCTTTGGCTCCAGCAACTAACGCGGCTTCATCTTTTCCATAACCAATATATTCTCTTCCTAAACTATTTAAATCATAACGCATTCTATTTTCATTTATTAAAGAGGCTGCGGTCATGGTATCTACGATGGGTCCATTTATTTTTATTCCCATGGCACGAATCCAACACACATCATACATAGCATTATGAAAAATTTTTATAGCAGGAGATTTACACAAATCACTAAACCATTGAATTACTTCACTTTTTTCAAGGTTGCCTCCTCCTTCATGATCAAAGGGAAAGTATCCTTGATAACCTTCTGTGGCTACAGCAACACCGACAACTTTTCCATTTCCAATAACAGAACCAGATCCTCTAGTTTTTAAATCTGGATCCGAAGTTTCTAAATCAATTGCAATTTGTTGACGTGATGTAAGATCAGGAAATTCTTCTGGCTTCACCCATTCTGTTTGAGGTTTGAATAAAGGAATCTGCATTATTTCTTTTGAGCCTCCTCTTTGGTTATTCCTGCATTACGATATTCTTCCTCTTCTGTCATCGGAGTCATGTCAGGATCTTTAGATGGAGTTAAAGTAAAACCATGNGGTAANGGTNNAGNGTGATNGCCGTAATCTCTCTCTATAATCATATCTATATAATGTTTTGCTTTTTCTAGATCTTGAACTTCTCCTTTATGTTTATGCCTACAGATATATTTAATAGCATTCCCTTCTGCAAAAGGCAAATTATTTTCATTTATAAATTGGGCTGGCTGAATTTTCATAGACTTATAGTGGGATCCACCNATTTGTTTTTTATATACTTTCATAGTTTAAATTCCTTACTTCGATCCTTGCATCGAATTAAATATAAATTTTGACTGCATCTTGTTAGTCCGACGTACCAGACTCTTTGTTCTTCATCCTGTTTCATTTTAGTTTTCGTTGCTCCTTTTATTGTGTTGCTGGTTTGATTTTGAAGAATCACTACATTAGTGGCTTCTCCTCCTTTTGAACTGTGAAGAGTAAGAACTTTAACTCTAGGTTTCAGACGTAGATCTTCTCCATTACTTCTCATGGTTCTGATATAGGTTTTAGTTTGGGGGCCCACTGCTGTGAAGGCATCATACCATTGAAGTTTAGAATCTAATTTATATTCTTTTTTTAAATCATTAAGTTTAAAAAGTTTATCTTCTGTTTCTTTAAATTTTTTATTGAAACGTTCTAAAAGTCTTTGAACTTCTATGGTGTTAAGTTCTTTACCTTTTTTCCAGGATTCCCAATTTAAAATATCTCGATAAAGAGTTTCATTTATACTTCGTCCATTTTTAGTTTCAAAGTAGACACCACGTTTTCTTAAATCTTGAAAAATAGGTTTTAATAAATCGTTCGTTCTAGCCAAAATGTACCAATCTCCTTTAGAAAGATTTATAGAATCCATAGAAAACAAAGTTGTAATTGTTCCTTGCTCTGCTTTTGGTGTATTCCAGGGTTTCTCTAGTCTTCCTAACTTAATATTATCTAATCGATCTAGAGCTCTACTATGTACTAATCGCGGTACTCGTTTAGATTGTTTAAGAGGTATTTCAATTGCATCAAAACGAATAAAAGAATCTACATCTGCGCCGGCCCACCCAAAGATTGCTTGATCATCATCTCCTGCTATGTAAGTATCATTAGTGTATTGCTGTAAAGCTTGTATCATTTTCCATTGTAAAAGAGAGAGATCTTGAGCTTCATCAATAAAAATTACTTCAAACTGAGGAACTTTNGCATCAGGTAATTGGATCTGATTTATAAATCGATTAAGCATGTCATTNTAATCAATGAGTTTGGTAAGTATTTTTGTAGTCTTCTATATGTTTAGCAACCACTTGAAGTTTGTCTCTTTCAATTTTTCCCAGATGTTCATTACGATCTAGTTGATCTAAAACACCGATCTTTCTGACGGTAGCTAAATTAATGAGACTTAAGTATTCACTATTAGATGTAAAAATTCCATTGAATTCATTGTTTTCATAGGTAGCATATTTAATTCTTAATCCACACTCTTCGCCGATAGCTTTGTAATGTTCTTCTTGCATTACATTTTCCTCTTGAAGTCCGAGATATTTAAAAGCAAAAGAATGTAAAGTTCTAAAATGTTTAACATCTTTTTTGTCTAGTTCTGGAAAAGCTTCTAGAAACCTGTCCCTTGCTTCGTAAGCCGCTTTACGAGTAAAAGCAAAATAACCAATACGATCTAAAGGGATACCTCTATTTTTGTATTCAATTACTTTTTCTAATAGCGTTTGAGTTTTACCTGTTCCCGGAGGACCTATCACTTTATAGTTCATTAATAATTAGGCTCCTTTCTCTCTGGTTTTTTGTATTCTATTTGATCTACTTTCATTTGTTTTAGTTTTACAACTTTATGTGTTTTGTTATCGATGTTATAAGAGTGATCAAACTCTNCTCCTAAGTCTTGTTTCATTAAAAGCCCTGTATCTGTTGAATCTAGTTTCCATTTCGTAGGTAAAGTTTCAAAAAATGAAGGAAAAAGAAAATAATGAAAACCTCCTTCACTCCAACATAAACCTCCTTTAATATCACTTCTTGTTTTGGCTTGTGTTGAATTAACACAAAAAGTGTAAAGATGTTGGTAAAGTTGATCTTTGGTTTCTGTTCCTGGTGCTGGATAAACTCGTGTAACATTTTTCATTACTAAATTTAAAAAAGCTCGGTATTGTTTAGAAGGAAGAGGGTCTGGATAAAATCCTGCTTGTAACCAAATTAAATCTAAAAGTTTCTTTTGAGTTGTAAAAATATCAGGATTGGATGCTTCACATTCCTCCGGTTTACCATCTGGTTTTTCCACAGTAAAACGAAGTTTAGGTGTGGTACTTAAAATAACTTGGAGTCCAGAGATTAGAGGAAAAGTAGAAGTGGTATCAGATTTAATTCCAAAAGGTCTTTTAACACAAACATGTTTCATACATACTTTTGAAATAACTTCATCATTACACGTATGATTAGCGGTATCTTTAGTCCAATATTTTATTTTATCATTAATTTTTTTAAGAGGCCAAGGAACTGCAAAATATTTATTAGCTTCATTAACTTTATCTGGCCAATCTTCTCCATATTTTTTCTTAGCAAAGACCATGTAGTTATACATAAAACGATCTCTACCATCTCCAATTTTAGTTTTAGAAAGTCTTTGTAAACATGGAGGACCATCTTCAAATTCTGGATCTCCACCTAATAAAATTTCTGTTTCGACTCTAGAAATAAGTTGTTCTAATTCTTCAGGCATTAGACGTGAATCCATACCTGCTTTAAGAAATTGTTCTAAAGATAAAGCAATATTGTTTTTGTCTAAACCATAACGTTTAGTGTTTATATAATTAAAGTAAGGAAGGTTAATAAAATTTCCGGATAAGTTTCCATGTTCGTCTGGTTCAAGTTCAATTTGTTTTGGATAAATTTCTGTAGTTCTTTCTAGTTCAAGGGGTAAGAGTAAAGAGGCCAAAGAATCTCGCATTGTTTGAGCATCGACTGCTTCTTTTAAAAATAAATAAATATGGAGACCTCCACTTTTAGATCTACATGGAACTAAAGGGAGTTTATATTTCTCTATATGAGAGAGAAGAAGAACTATATTAAAATCTTGATAATTTTCAGGATCAACATCAATACACCCAAAGTAAGCTTTACCTTCTTTGGTGCAGGGTTGAATTCCAATTGATATTTTTCCGTCTAAATGTTTTT